CGCGGAACATGGGTATGCTCCCGCAGGGTTATACCGTTAACCACTATCTGACAGACACGGATGCGTTCTTCATTAAGACGGATGCACCTCGCGGTTTCGTTCACTTTGAACGTATGCCGATGTCCACGAAGATGGAAGGCGACTTTGATACAGGCAATGTACGGTTCAAAGCCCGTGAGCGTTATAGCTACGGTTACTCTGATCCCCGTTGCGTGTACGGATCTAAAGGCGCGTAAGAAAAAGGGGGAGGGGAAACTCTCCCCCACTTTCTGGGAATTATATAGCCCTAGCGACTGTCCCAGCAGACGCTTACGAAGACTCTAGGGCATATCTCTCGTAAGGAGAAATCAGATGGCTAACACGACTTTTAATGGCCCCGTCCGTTCAGAAAACGGCTTCGAGCAGATTTCTGTTGCTTCGGTAACGGGCGCGGTTACTACCAATTTTGACATAGACGCCAGCGGCAACATAACCAGTAGTGGTTATGTTACTGCCAGACGCTCTGTTAACACAGATTTCAACGCGGCAGGGGCAAAAACAGAGACCTTGACGGCGGCCCAATCAGGAACCTTGTTTTTGATTAACGGTGCAGCAGCAAATATTGTTAACCTTCCAGCGTTGTCCACAGGCAATGTAGGTGTGACGTATGACTTTCAGCTTACGGTAGCTGTTGGTGGAGGTGTAACAACCACATTCGTACTGCCGGGTGCCGCAGTGTCTAATTTCCAAGGCATGTTGACCTTGGTGTCGGGTACGGCGGCTAACCCTGTTAGCGATGTTGCGGGCGATACATTGACCTTGCCAAACTCAACAGTAGCTAATGCACGCATCTCGATGACATGCGTTGTTGATGACGGAACCAACTCCACTTGGATGGCAACAGCCCTATCCACTCCTATTGCGACTATAGCTTAATGTATGGGACGGGGGTTTAATCACTCCCGTCCTATTATAAGGAGACTACAATGGCTGATGCTGTAACTGCCACCACGGTAGAGGATGGGCCTAAGAAGGCCATCATATATTGTACAAATACAAGCGACGGAACAGGTGAAGCTGCGGTTGTTAAGGTGGACGTTTCCGCGCTTGCGTCCCTACAGGACGGAACGGCTTGTACCGGTGTACGCATTCAAAAAGTTGCTTTTAGCACCGTTGGTATGAGTGTCAAACTTCTTTGGGATGCATCTGTTGATGTTATAGCCGTTGATCTACCGGCGGACTATTCAGACACTTTAGATTACTCGGACATAAGCGGACTCCCGAATGTGGCTGCCGCTGGCGGCAACACGGGGGATATTAATCTTACTACGCTTGGTCATAGTAGCGGTGACACGTATTCAGTGGTTTTGCACTGTTTGAAGCAGTACTAGACGATGACCACTTCTGGATCGGTCGATTTTAACCTCGACATGGCTGAGATTACGGAAGAGGCCTTTGAGAGGTGCGGTAGCGAGTTCAGGACGGGATACGATGCCCGGACGGCTCGACGCTCCTTGAATCTGCTTTTTGCGGAATGGGCAAATCGTGGTCTTAATTTGTGGACGGTTGAGCAAGTTACGCAAACACTTGTACAGTATTCCACATCGTCTTCGGTGGCTACATATCCTATTGGTACGATAACAGCTAAGGTGGGCTCTTCAACTGATCTTGTGGTGGGTAGAACTATAACCGGATCAGCCAGTGGCACCACGGCTGAAGTTTTATCCAAGCCCACCTCAACGACTATAACTATAACCGTTCCTTCCGGACCTTTTACCGCTGGAGAGGCTATAACAAGCAATGCCAGTGACGAGTCCGGAGTTTCCACTACGATCACTACAGACCCCAGCCTTTCTGATGCCCAAGCGGCTGTAGACGTTCTGGAAGCAGTTGTGCGTAGAAGCGGTTCCGACATAGGTATATCTAGGATTAGTCGTGGGGATTATCTGGACACGCCTGACAAGACAACGCAGGGTCGTCCATCACAGTTTTATGTGGACCGTTTAATAACACCGACAATAACGCTATGGCCTTCTCCGGAGAACTCCACAGACCAGCTTATCTATTACAGGGTTCGTCGCATTGAAGACGCTGATGCGGGTATTAACACCGCAGATATACCTTTTAGGTTTCTGCCGTGCCTTACGGCAGGGCTGTCATACTATCTTTCGATGAAGAAGGCCCCTCAACTGGTGCCTACATTGAAGGCTATATATGAGGAAGAGTTTCAAAGGGCCGCTAGTGAAGATTCCGAAAGAACGGCACTCCGATTGGTCCCCAGTTTCTCCTCTTTGAGTTTGTCCTAATGCCTAGATATGCTTCAGGAAAACACTCATTAGGTTTGTCAGACCGATCTGGCAGGGCTTATCCGCTGCGTGTAATGCTAAAAGAGTGGAATGGAAGTCTGGTTGGCCCAGATGAATATGAGTCTAAGCAGCCTCAGATAGAACCTAAACGAGTTATTGCGGACCCGCAGGCTTTGAGGAACGCACGTCCAGACAGAACAGAACCGGAGGTTGCAGCTTTATTAACCTTGAACCCTTTTCGATCTTCAACCAGTGGCTCGGCGGTTATAACGGTTACGGAACCGGGACATGGTTATTCGACGGGGGACACTGTTCGTTTTAGGACCGTTGAGGCTTTTGATGGATTCACCGAAGCCGTACTGGAGTACTCTAGTGGTTACTCCGTAACTGTTCCCACGGATAGCCAGGGTGACCCCGAAACAGATATCTATACGTTCTCGGCATCTAGTGGGACGGCAACGGTTGGTAGCATATCAGGTGGCGGTGGTACGGCCTCGGCTGGACCTGTAACTTTACCCGCATTACCTATCGTTGATTTAGGTAATGGGTTTGTGACGTAATAGGGATGAACAATGGCTTATACATTTACAACCCTTAAAACTGCGATACAGGATTACGTGCAAAGCACGGAAACGACTTTTGTTAACCAGCTTCCTCGTTTTATTCTGAACGCCGAAGAGCGCATTCTGAAGGAGTGCCAGCTAGATGTGTTTAGAAAGTCTTCCCAGGGGACGGCCTCTTCTGGTAATTCCTTTCTTTCTAAGCCTAGCGATTTCCTTTCACAGAACTCGCTGAGTGTAATAAACGGTTCCTCTAAAGAGTTTTTATTGTACAAACAGGTGACAGCTTTACAGGATTACACACCTAATCCTGCAACAATTGGAACTCCCTTGTATTATGCTGATTGGGATGAGGCCACGTTTTTACTGGCACCTACCCCTGACACAGCTTTCACAATAGAACTTCATTATTTCTACCGGCCTCAATCTATTACGGAGACGTCTAACGGAACGAGTTGGTTAGGGGATAATGCGGAACTGGCCTTGTTGTATGGAGCCCTTGTTGAGGCTTATACTTTCCTGAAAGGCGAGGCGGACCTTTTAGGTTTGTACAACCAGCGTTTTCAAGAATCGTTGCAGTGGCTGAAGAATTTAGGTGAGGGTCTCCAAACAAGAGATCAATACAGGTATGACAGAGTCCGAAGGGAGGCTCAGTAATGTCCGAAGATTTTTCAACGGCGATTGTGGGTCAAGCTTTAGTATTCACGTCAGACCATGGGGGGCACACCCCCGAACAGATGGCGGAGATGGCTTTGAACAAGATAATGATTGTTTCAAGCACCGCCCCACCCGCTATACGAGACCAAGCTATCGAGTATAGGGATAAGTTAAAAGAAGTGTTAGTGTTATACATGAACAAGATGGCCGATAACGAGAGAACCACGATATTGGCTTTGCTAAACCAACAGGGCCACGTTGACTTGGCCGAAATCATAAGGAGACTATAATGGCTATCGGAACTTCAGCAATTTGCGGAAGCTACAAAAAAGAGATTAACGCGGGAATCCATTTCTGGACAACGCATTCTCGTGGTAACGGGTCTTCCATCGCAGCGGATACTTTTAAGCTGGCTATGTTTACAAATAGCTCGGCAATAGATGCGGACACCACCGGTTACGCCACCACGGCGGAAGTTAGCGGCACCAACTACACGGCAGGCGGCGCTGCAATTTCGAGTGCAACAATTGGGCTTGCGGACAACAGCAGTTCCGTTCCTACAGCGTTTATTGACATGGCGGATGTGACGTTTTCTACTGCGACGATTACTGATGCTAGAGGGGCCCTGATTTATAACTCCACGCTGGCAGCAGCAGGAACTGCGGGTGATACGACACACGCGGCTAAACCGGCTGTCTGCGTTATTAACTTTGGAGGGGATAGTTCGTCAACAGCAGGTAATTTTACGATTACTATGCCCGCTAATAATGCCAACGCTGCGTTAATACGGATTGCCTAATGGCTCTAGTTACTGGCTGGAACAGAGGGACTTGGAATTCAGGAGCGTGGAATACCCCGCTTACTGTTGAAGTCACCGGTGTTTCAGCCACCACGGCTACTGGAAGTGTATTAGTTGGCACGGCTGTGCCTATTACCGGTGTTTCGGCCACCACGGCTACCGGCAGTGTAGCGGTAAGCTCGGTATCGAATATAACACTCACGGGGGTTTCGGCCACCACATCTCCCGGCAGTGTAACGGTAAGCTCGTTATCTAATATAACACTCACGGGGGTTTCGGCCACCACATCTCCCGGCAGTGTAACGGTAAGCTCGTTATCTAATATAACACTCACGGGGGTTTCGGCGGCCACATCTCCCGGCAGTGTAGCGGTAAGCTCGGCATCGAACATAACGCCCACGGGTGTTTCGGCATCAACGGCTACCGGAAGTGTAGCGGTAAGCTCGGCATCGAACATAACGCCCACAGGTGTTTCGGCATCAACGGCTACCGGCAGTGTAGCGGTAAGCTCGGCATCGAACATAACACTCACGGGAGTTTCGGCGGCCACATCTACCGGCAGCGTAGCGGTAAGCTCGGCATCGAATATAACACTCACGGGAGTTTCGGCGGCCACATCTACCGGCAGTGTAGCGGTAAGCTCGGCATCGAATATAACACTCACGGGAGTTTCGGCCACCACATCTACCGGCAGCGTAACGGTAAGCTCGGCATCGAACATAACACT